GAGATCTCGACGCTCCATAACCAGCAGGTCGACAATGCCACACTCGCGAATACAAGGTTCTTCGTTGGACGCCGTGGTGTTGTGCGCAATGGCACTCGCGTATGGCCAGGAAGATTCCTCACGGTTCCAGACCCAACTAAAGACATCCAGAGCCTGCAGATGGCCGATGTGTACCCCTCAATGCGGCAGCTTGAGACAAGTTGTCTTGCGTACGCTGAACGGAGGTCAGGGGTTGCAGACTATCAGCTGGGTCGCGAATCCAATGTGCTTGGTAACCGAGCTACTGCAACAGGGACGCTCGCCCTCATCCAAGAAGGAAACCGACGATTCGATTTGAACGTCCGTGACATTCGGGAGACACTGTCACAGGTGGGCAAGAAGGTGCTGTTGCTGAACGCACAGTTCCGCCCGAAGGGCATGGCGTATTTCGTAAAGGGCAGTGACGGCCAACTGGTGGAGAAGGTTCTGGATCTGCCAGAGGAATTCGTCGCTGATGGTATCGGGATTGAGCTGACAGCCTCGACCGCAACGATTAACCGTGAGATCCAGAAGCAGGGGCTCATCGCGTTGATGGGGACGCTGACTCAGTATTACCAGCAACTAATGCAGATCAGTGGCGTCGCGATGGCCCCTCAAACTCCGCCGCCGGTGCAGAAGATGGCTCTGCAGATGTGCGATGGGGCACGATACCTAATGGAACAGATCGTGCAAACCTTTGAGATCAGAGCGGTGGACACCCTGTTGCCACCTAGCCTGGCTGATCAGATGGAGGCCGACAGTGCCGGAGCAGCAGGAGGATTTGGGGGCCCTGAGGGAGGCCCTCCACAGGATACAAACGGAGCCGGAATGGGTAATGCTGTGGGAGCACCTCCTAGCGGCCCGCCAGGATTGTCTGCTCCGCCTGGCTTCGGCGGATAGTTGGGACACGGTCGTTCGTATTCAGGGAGAAGTTAACGCACTGAACACAGTAATTGAGTTCGGTGACAAGCTGCTAGATCGCCTCGAAGAGGCGGCCTTGCACGTGGAGCAAGATAATGCCGGAAGATCAGGAATCAACTACAACAGTTGAACAGGAAATCGAGCCGAGTACCAGGATCAAGGAAGAGGCCAAGCCCGAAAAGGCTGAGGGCAGCGATGATCTTCGGGGCCGGTTTGAGCAGCTGCAGGCTGAGAATCAGGAGCTACGGGGTACGACGCAACGTGCTCTCGAAGAGGGTGCGGCTGCGAGGGCCCAGGTCAGTTTGATCCTGGATCAGATTCAGCGGGCAGCTTCGCAGGGTGACCAGACCGCTCAGAGGGCGGCGAAGACATTGCGGGATAGATTCGATGAGGACCCCGTATCCGCAATGAACGACCTGGTGACCATGCGCGTGGGTCCAATCGTGCAGGAGTATTTCGGTCGGACTGCGGACAACGAGCGCGATGTTGCTCGTCAGAAGCATGGGAAGCAGTTCGACAAGTACGAGACCGAGATCGACGAGTTCATGAAGGATATGCCCTTGGACGTGAAGGCGAAGCCCGGATCGTACACGGCGGCATTGAAGTACGTGCGTTCTCAGCACCTGGAGGAGGAGCTTGAGGAGGCGCGCAAAGAGGAGCGCGAGCGCGCGTCTCGCCCCGAGGGGGCGAGTGCAGCCGAGCCCCGCCAACGCAAGGAACCGCTCTCGAGAGAGGAGCGGGAAATCATGAAGGCCTTCAGCATGGATGAGGACGATTGGCAGAAGTGGGGAACTCCCGCTGGTGATCGCCCGCGTGCTAAGAAGGCCGCAAGGGGCTAACATGGGTGTAACTGTGACTGAAGACGAAGCGGACAAGAAGATGCGGGCAGGCATCTACGATCCGCTCAGCGTGAAGAACAAGGATCCGAACTACCACTATCGGTGGCTTCGGAAAGAGAAGCTGAACATGACCCGGAAGCGCGACTTCCTGAAGTACGAAATCGTGCAGTCTGGGCCCGAGGAAGGCGTGTGCTCCGACAACACCCCAATGAAGACTGGCGAGCAGGTCGCTGGGCAGGTGGAGGTGGGGGATCTGGTGCTCGCACGCATTCCGAAGGAGCTGCACGAGGAGTACCGTAAGCGCAACAAGGAGAAGATTGATGCGCTTGCGACGGGGGTGACCCAGTCGTTCAAGGCCGCACTGGGGGACCGGGCGTACGAAGAGCACCGCGATGTGCCAGGCTATCCGGGCAGCGTGTCGCGGGATGACGTGGACCTGGAGGAGTAGTCATGCGCCAGATGACTCAGCAGCAGACAATCAGCGGTAATAGCCCGCGGACCCAGACCTTCAAGGAGGCTGCGGGCCAGACTTTCGAACTCGGGGCGCCCGTTGTCCTTAACGCGTCGGGCGAAGTCGCGGAGGCTGCGACACCGGCGGCGTCTGTAGTTGGCGTAGCATCCATGCCAGCGAACGGCGCGGGCGCCTCGAGATACGAACCACCGGCAGCGGGCAAGCCCGTGACCGTGTGGATCGCCAACGACGACACCTTGTTCGGGGTGGCGATGGCGGGCGCTGTCCAGGCGGACCTGGGCAAGCTCGTCACGGTGAAGAAGACGGGTTCGCTGTGGGCAGCGGATCGGGCGACTGCGGGGACCTTCCTGGTGATGGAGATCTACACCGAGATCCCTGGCAATACGCCGGTCGCCGTCGGGAAGTTCCTAGAGAGCGCCTGCCAGATGGCGAAGACGGCGTAGGAGGGGGCGATGCCAAACGTAACTGGTGCATTTTCGTATCTGCTCGCCCCCGGACTCCGAAAGGTATTCTTCCAGTACCTGGACGAGCGAGAGGCCGAGTACAGTCGCATCGCGAACATGGAGAAGTCTTCCCGGGCGTGGGAAGAGGACCTCGAGATCGGCGGCCTGGGATCTATGCCGATCAAGCCCGAAGGCCGGGGCATCATGTACCAGGACTTCCGGCAGGGTGGGAAGAAGCGGTACACCCACCTCACCTACGGGTTGGGCTTCCGGGTCACGCTCGAGATGATGGAAGACGATCTCTACAACGTGATGAAGAAGAACACCAAGGAGCTGTCGAAGGCCGCGCGGAACGCGCGCGAGGTGGCGTTCTTCAACATGCTGAACAACGGGTTCACGACTGAGACGGGGTTCCCGAAGTTCGGCACGGCAGAGCCGCTCATTGCGGCGACGCACACCAAGCTGGGTGGTGGGACAGGTTCGAACCGGGCGAGCACCGACGCAGACCTCTCGCCGACGTCCCTCGAGGCTGCGATCATTTCGTTCGAGTCCCTCTCGGATGAGATGGACATTCCGGTGGTCGTGAAGCCCAAGCTCCTGCTCGTGGGGCCGCAGCTGAAGATGACGGCCCGGGAGATCCTCGGCTCGGAGTTCCGGCCGTACACCAGCAACAACGAGATCAATGCGCTCCGCGAAGAGGGCCTGGACTACATGGTCGGGCACTACATCGTGGATCCGGACAGCTGGTTCCTGCTTGCGTCGAAGGGCGATCACGACCTGAACTTCTTCGAGCGGCAGGCGGTGCGGTTCCAGAACGGGGACGACTTCGACACAGGAGACGCGAAGTTCAAGGCGTTCCAGAGGTTCTCCATCGGGGCGGGCGAGTGGCGCGGCATCTACGGAAGCCAGGGTGCCTGACTTGTTGCCGCTTCACAATGTGAAGCGGTAGGAAGGAGGGACACAATGGAGCAAGTAGAAGCGTTCGGGGGGATGGAGGACATATACGGTGTCAACGGCACCGTGTTTGGTTCCAAGGACTACAAGTCTCTGCTTCACATCGAGAGCAGGTACGGTGGGGTACTGGTGCTCGTTAACCCGAATGGGGACGAGCACTTCATCTACCCAAGCTATCAGAGTCCTGGCCCGCCGGTAGGTTATCAGCTATCGGCGGGTAACCGTACCCAGATGGTTGCGGGGTTGCCTGGGGTCGTGCTAGTCGCCGCATCGGTTCCCATTGGTCCGATAGCGTGGAGGCGGCGGTTGCCTGGTATCTCGACTGTGGGGATGCCAAACCGAGAGAGCTTCAGCCTAGCTATCGGGGGGTACGGCGGTCGTGGCGGATTGATGTTGACCACTGTGGGAGGGGCGTCGACACGAGTCCTGTATTTCAGCGACACCCACCAATTGTATGCGGGCACCATTGCACAGTGGCGTGCGGGGACCGGTGGGACTGCGCTGGGTACTGCTCTAACGGGGCCATTTTCAACGGCCGACGAGAGAACCGGAAATCGGTCAGCGATGATAAGTAGAGTGCCAGGCGTCGTGATAGTGAACGGGTTACCGACCCATTCGACAGCGCTTGGACTAGCTATCGGTGGCATAGATAGCGCCATGGTGGTGTGGCTGACCGCAGCACCCGCGTTAGCAGCGGGTGATCCCGCAACCTGGTACAACGCGGCAACGTGATGACAACCGAAGAGTTGCAACGGCGCCTCGACGTTCTTGAGGCGTCGTTGCATGCTCGTCTCGCGGCAATCGAGAGGATCCTACACCACTACGTACACGCGGAGGATGAGCTACGGGGAGCGATGTTGGATGAGATCCTACGCATCAAGAATCTTGAGGTTCGGGAGCTAGTGTTTGAGCAATGGCAAGGACCCAAATAGCATCTCTCCCGCGGCTCATCTCTCCCGATGACCTGATGCAATGGACGCGGGAACTCATCGAATCCTTGCAGGGCATATTCCTGGGCAAGGTGGGTGGCATCGGTCTGATCAACGGAGACGCAATCCTCGACGGTTCGTTGGGGACGGATAAGTTCCTTGCGACCGCAGGTGGCTTGTGGAACGGTACCCAGCAAGACTTCAACCCCGGGGGTCCGTACGATATCCTCCTGCCAAATATATGGTTCTCCTCGGGTGGTGTAGTTCTTAGCAGTAGTATGATCTTTGCTCCTGCTTTTGCCTCGTGGGGGTTGCTGACGTTCTACTGTCACTTCGTAAGCCCGAATGCCGTGAGTACCACGATCACCATGGAGGAGAGTGACGATCTCGGGGGCAGCTGGTTTACTCGAGCGGCTTGGACTGGCGGGCTACCTATCGACTGTAACATCTCGATGCTCATGTACGTCCCCGCGAATGCACGGTTTCGGATGAGAATCGTAAACAACGACACGGCTGTGAAGTCAATTGGAGGCCCAGCGGCCCTCTTCACAATGGGTATTATCGGCCAAGCAGTGGAGCCAACATGATTGAAGAGCAAACAGGTACCAGCGACCCTGGGCCGCACTTCAAGCGATACGGGGAGCAGTGGTTCGAGTGCTACATCTGTGGGTTCGACTTCCCGTACAGCGAGGGAATGCGGCACTATCGGACCCAACGCCTAGTGGACGAGGCCTGCAACGACGAGAAGACCCACGATGATTACATGATGGACATCGTGGCTCCTCGAGAGCGGCCTGTCGAGGCGGAGCAGCCGGTATCGTGCCAGGGGCCTGCCGTGGACGATGCGTGGTACAGCGGGCTGTGGTACGACGCGAAGTGGTACGGTGGGGGTCACGAGTGTGAGGAGAAGCCATAGTGGCGACTATCACTCGCAACTCTAAGCGGGGGAACGTCACCCAATTCCAACAGTCCTATGACAAGGGCTACAAGGACATATGGGCGACTGAGGTAGACGCGGACTTCAACACCTTGTTCAGCGCGTGGAACAGCGGCCTTGATGGCTCGCTGGCCCTCGCTGATAACTCGGTTACCACAGCGAAGCTAGCTGACGGTGCGGTGACCGTGAACAAGATGGCTGCGAACAGCGTGGGTGCTGGGCAGATCATCGACGGTTCGGTGGGCACAGCAGAGATCCAGAACCTAGCAGTAACGAGTGCGAAGATTGCTGGCGGGGCGGTGGGCACGGCTCAGCTAGCGGCGGACGCAGTAGATGCAACTAAAATTCTAGACGGGACGGTTGGGACGGCGGAGCTAGCGAACCTGTCCGTGACTACGGGGAAGCTCGCTGATGGCGCCGTCACCACGGTGAAGATCGGCGATGGCCAGGTCACAGACGCAAAGATCGCTAGCGTTGCGTGGGCGAAGATTACGGGCAGTCCGACGGGCTTACCTCCTACGGGAACTGCGGGAGGCAGCTTGGCTGGAACTTACCCAAATCCCAGCATCGCAGTTGGGGCTGTTGGTGGTCCCGAGATACTTGATGCTAGCGTATCACTCACCGAACTCGCACCCAACGTTACTTCGCGTCTTACGCCTACCTGGGGAGTCCCTCAGGCTAACCAGGTCCTCACTGTTAACGCTACAGGCACGGCTATCATTTGGCAGGCTGCTCCCCCTGCTACTCTCGCTCCTGGACAGGTCACCACTCCATACCTTGCCGACTCTCCGAACGGTGTTACTGACGCGAAGATCACCTCTGTTAGCTGGGCGAAGGTAACAGGTGCACCTACGGCGTTGCCACCGTCAGGGACGGCTGGCGGCGATCTAACTGGGACCTATCCGAACCCAACCATCCGGGCTACCTACACGTGCCCGCCTAGTGGCGCGGCCGGTGGAGACCTAGCGGGTGCGTACCCGACCCCGAGCATCGGTATCGGTAAGGTTGGCTCGGCGGCTCTAGCGGCCGATTCGGTAGTGACGTCGAAGATAGCCGATGGTAACGTGACGCAAGCGAAGATCGCTGCTGGCGTGACGTTACCCCCTTCGGGAGCCGCTGGTGGTTCGCTGGCAGGCACGTACCCGAATCCGACGTTGACCTTAACGGGCGTTGCTGCCGGTAGCTACGGGGACGCATCGAACATTCCGCGGATCACGCTGACGACCGAGGGACGTATCTCAGGGGTCGCGCTTACGGCAGTCTCGATTCCACCCGGTACGCAGGTGGGACCGACGCCCCCTGCGAGCCCGGCCGTGGGTCAGATGTGGTGGCGCAACGATCCCGATGGGATGTTGTATATCTGGTACAACGACGGCACGTCTAGCCAGTGGGTCCCGGCGGTACCGAACTCGAGCTATCCCTCGGGTCCTGCGGGTGGAGATCTGACGGGTAGTTACCCGAGCCCAACGATCAAGCCCACGGCGCTTCCATGGAGCGTGTCGGGCGCGACCCTCACGCCGACGGATGCGACGAAGACGCTGCTCGTTCCTGGGACGAGCGGCGCAAGCTGGATGACTGCGGGTTCTGGCACCGGGGCATCGGTCCGTGGACGACACCGGCTCTATTCCTCGAACGTGACCGAATGGAACATCAACCGGACGGATGCGGATGCACAAGATGATGCTACGAAACCGTCCTGGGCGCTTTCGTTGAATCTTCCGAACGATGCTTTGATGGTGAATCGCAAGGCAGCCGGGGGTTCTATCTGGCCGACGCTGCTCACGCTCGACAGCACGGGCATCCTTCAGCTTAGTGGCATCGCGTGCCGGATTGCGAACGGCGCGCAGTTAAGCTCGTGGACCGGTGATGTGGGCGTGAAGACCGACCTCATCTGCAATAACGGACAGGCCTCCAGTACGACTCGTCCGCTCTGGCTGATCCGACTCGACTGCGGGACCAACGACAGCATCCAGTTCCAGCGACAGGCACCAAGCGGTGGTGCGTATACGAGCACAGTCGTCAGCGCGGGCAACGGTGATTTCCAAATTTCTGGAGCGAACGCCGTCAAGGCTAGTGGTACCACTTGGTCGAATCCTTCTGATCCCCGATTGAAGACCGACATGAGTGCGTACGCGGCGGGCCTTGAGGAGATCTGCGCGCTCGAACCGATCTCGTATCGCTTGAAAGCGCAACCAGATGGACCGATCTGCTACGGCTTCGACGCAAGCAAGGTGCGTGACGTGTTCCCCGAATGCGTGACGACGACGCGGATGAAGCTCCCTGGCGAGGAGGAGGAAACCGATGATGTGTTGGTCTTCGACATGCACCCGATCCTCGTCGCGCTGGTGAACGCGATCAAAGAGCTGGCGGGGAGGAACTGATGGCCGCGCTCGACTTCCCGAACAGCCCGACACAGGGCCAGCAATACGTCGCCTCGAACGGCGCGATCTACTCGTGGGATGGGGCCGTCTGGACGAGCTTGCCGCAGGGGCAAGCCGTGTACATCGGTACGAACCCCCCTCCGAGCCCACCCGTGGGCAACCTGTGGTGGCGCAGCGACCCGGACCAGAACCTGTACCTGTACTACGACGACGGGAACAGCAAGCAGTACGTGCAGGCTGTCCCGAGCGTGTCGAGACCGACGGGGCCGGCGGGCGGCTCGTTAGCGGGGACATACCCAAATCCTTCGCTCGCGGCCTACGCGCCATCGCAAACAAAGGCAATGGCGTGCTCCATCTACAATGGATCAGTCCAGACGCTAACAGCGAACCAGTGGAATACGATCACTCTCCCGACCATTGGTGCCGATTCGTCTAGCGGTGCTATGCCCATCGGGGGCAACGTTATCAAGGTGCCTGCCGTTGCAAGCTGGATGATGGTGGCAGCGGTTGTCGGGTTTTCGGGCGCTGGGACGGGGGGAACCATGCAGATCACGGGCGGTGTTGGCGTTGCAAATACTTATTTCGCTAGTGGCAGTTGGGCGAGCCTAGCGGCCATGATGAATTTTGCAGCGGGCGCGTCAATCGGCTTTCAAGTCTATCCATTCACTGCAGGGATCAATACGACCCAGGCGAGTCTCTACGTGGCGACTATAGGAGCAGTCTAAATGGCAGCCCCCGACTTTCCCGCTTCTCCAACCGTTGGTCAGACCTATACGCCCACGTCAGGGCTCACGTACCGATGGGACGGTCAGGTCTGGACGACAACTGGCGCACCACAGAACGCGTACTGGACCGATACGGGTACGACGCTGACGCCGACGGATGTGACGAGGAACGTCACCATTACCACCACATCGACCCCGAACAAGGTAGTGCTTGGTACGCGAACAGCTAAGAGTCGTCTCATTACGGCGGCGGCATCACTAGATTACTGTGCCTTGACACAAAACTATTCACTTAACGCTGCCGAAAGCGCGTGGGTCCAAGATGATACCGCGCAGTCATCGTGGATGCTCCAACTTTTGGGGACCAATGCTGGTGACCTATTTCGAGTGTTTCGAACACCACCAGCAGGAGCGAGTCCGGCGACGCTGCTCACGATCAGCAGTGCGGGCAACCTCACGCCTGGAGGCTTCGTGAGTGCTGGTACGGCTCCCGGGACGGGGAGCTTCGTCGCCAGCGGTGGCCAAACCGCTACGCGCGTCATTGCGCCATGCACATTGTCTGGGAATTATTTCTGGAATGGTACGTGGCAGCGCGATGATACAGCTAAAGCAGGTTGGTACGTAACATGCAATCCTGGATCTGACTATGCTACGATCACACGCGATGCTGGAGCCGGGCAGGTTAACGTGTTCTTCGTGGATAATCTGGGGAACATTGCTATCTCAGGTGGAGTCGCCACAAAGTCGACTGGTACAACGTGGGCAAATCCGTCCGATGAACGGATGAAGCGAGACGTGGCTGACTACGGTACTGGCCTCGCTGCGATCTGCCAGTTACGACCGGTCAGCTTCAAATACAACGGAGAGTTTGGGACTACGGACGATGATCGCCTCTGCTACGGGTTCGTCGCACAGGAGGTCGAGCCGGTTATGCCAGAGTGTGTAGGCGAATCACAATGGCCACCACAACATGAACCTGTTGAGGTGATGTGGGGCGCAAAGGTTGAACCGAGGCCCGCTCCTATCACGATCAAGACCCTTGACCAATCGAACGTAATCCTCGCACTGGTGAACGCCGTGAAGGAGCTATCAACGCGTGTGGAGGCTTTGGAGAAATGACTCTAGAGGAACGAATGCAGATCTTGCAGACGCGTCTACGTGAGCAACGAGAGATCGCGGGCAACGCGCAGCGCGCGTGCATGCAACTCGAGGGAGCTATCCTGACGGTACAGGAGCTAATTAATGAATCCTCAGACGTACGACGAGATCAAGAACGAGGTGATCAGGCGCTTGGGGAACAGGAGCGATCTATCGACCCGAATAGATCAGTGGGCAATGGACGCTCTGACGGAGCTAACGCAGGCCCCGAAGGCGAGCTTCCGTGAGCTAGACGCGTCGTACTCGATTGTAGTTCAGGCTGGTACATATCGCCTGGAACTGCCAGGGGACTTCTGGTTTATCTTGTCATTGAGGGACCCGCAGCGGAAGCTCGACCAGGTACACTGGCAGGTCCTAGATCGTGTATATCGCACGACGGGTATCCCGATGCGATACGCGCGGTACCAGGATCACCTCGAGCTGGATCCCATCCCGAGCGAGGACCGGCCGCTCACCATGCGCTACCGTCGGAGGCTCCCGTCACTGATTGCGGGCATGCCTTTGCCGATCGAGCGCGAGTGGCATGAGATCCTACTGACGTTGATTGTGTCCAAGGGCTTGTGGGCCCTGCAGCGGTACGAGGAATCCATGGGCGTGAAGCAAGGTATCGAGGCCGAGCTAGGAAATCGATTGGACAACCCGCTGCTTGAGGATGACAACTACGAGACCACCATCGGGGTGAGGTACGAGTAGTGGCCCAGCAGAAGATCAACCCGATCCCCGTGGCTACCAAGGGGCTATACACAAGCAACGTATCGGACACGTTGCCACCAGAATACAGCCCGTGGTGCCAGAACATACGGTTCCGGTT